ATCCGATGGACGACTCCCGGATGAAGCTGGAGATCATGAACATGATCGCCTCCATCAAGCGGGACAAGGCCAAGCTGATGGGCTACACCGCTCCGTCGCGCAGCGAGATCTCCATCGACACCCTGGACAGCGCGATCAGCGAGCTTTCGCGGCAGGTCGAGCTCGAGGCAGGTCGCGCCGCCCTGGAGGGGAACTGAGCGCCCAGTCGCTGGACGAGGTGCGGCTGGCCAAGCTGATGCAGCTGCGCGAGCTCCAGCGTAAGGCGGCCACGCTGAAGAAGGGCGTGTCCAAGTACTACTACGACCCGGTGGGGTTCGCCCAGGACTGCATCAACTGGCAGGGCGGATCGGGGCTCACCGCGTACCAGTACGACATCATGAAGACGTTGGTTGACAAGAACCGTATATGCGTACGGGGACCACATGGGCTCGGCAAAGCAGAATCTGTACATAGTCCTATCCTTGCAGGTCACGGATGGTCTACGATCGGGGAGCTGTCCGTAGGAGACACTGTTTTCGACGAAAATGGTCACTCGTGTACCGTCATCGCGAAGTCCCCGGTGTGGCTTGGCGCGACGTATGAAGTGGAGTTTGCCGACGGTTCGGTGATCACTACGCACGCGAACCACGAGTGGAACGCGATCGACGTCTACAACCGCCCGAAGACTCCGCGGCCTGACCGACGGACCATCCCGGTAGCGGACTGGCGAGATCATTGGGACGCGACGAAGACGGTTACCACGGAGTTCATGTTTGGCACGCAGCGTACGCGCGGAGGCCAACCTCGCTGGCGCGTGCCGACAGCACGGCCGCTGGACTTCCCTGAAGACGATCTTCCGATAGATCCCTATCTTCTCGGCGCGTGGCTGGGCGATGGTGATACAGGCGACGGCGCACTCACTTTGAATCGTACGGATTCCGCGGAGATGATCCCTCTTCTCGGAGATGGACACTGCGTACCGTCGGGCGAGCGGACCGGATCTGTTCGGTATCGTCCGAATGGTTTGCGTACAGCTCTGCGTTTGGGTGGATTACTGGGCAGTAAGCACATTCCGCAGCAGTACATGCGCGCGTCTGTAGAGCAGCGGCGGGAGCTGGTGCGCGGACTGTGGGACACCGACGGCTACAAGCAGGCCGGAGCCGGGGGCACAGACGAGATCACTCTCACGTGTGAACGCCTCGCTCTGGACGTGGTGGAGCTGCTGCACGCTCTGGGTCTCGTAGTGCGCGTCAGGCAGGACCGCGCACAGCTCAACGGCAAGGACATGGGGCCGCGTTGGCGCATCGGCGTGCGCTTCGATTTCCGGCCATACCACCTGAGTCGTTACGCATGGACCGAACCGAACGGGCAGGCTTCCCGATTCACGCAGCGGACGATCATCGATATTCGCCGAGTGGGCGACCAGCCCACGCAGTGCATCGAGGTGGATTCCCCATCTCACCTGTACCTATGCGGTCGATCGCTTATTCCGACCCACAACAGCGCCGTGTCCGCCCTGACCATCCTGTGGTTCGCGCTGACGTCGGACGCGGCCGGTGTCGACTGGAAGTGCGTGTACACCGCCGGCGCTTGGCGGCAGATCATCCAGTACCTGTCCCCGGAGATCCGGAAGTGGTCGGCCCGGCTGCGCTGGGACCGCGTCCGCGACCGGCCGTTCAACAGCGCGGAGCTGCTCAACCTCTCGCTGCGGCTTCAGCACGGTTCCGCGTTTGGCGCGGCGTGCAGCAATCCGGCCTTGATCGAGGGTGCGCACGCCGACCGGCTGATGTTCCTGTTCGACGAGTCGAAGTCCATCCCGGCCGGTACCTTTGACGCGTGCGAGGGCGCGTTCTCCGGCACCGGCGAGACCTACGCCATGGCGCTGTCCACGCCGGGGGTGCCGTCGGGCCGGTTCTACGACATCCAGTCGCACAAGCCTGGGTACGAGGACTGGCACGTTCGCCACGTCACCGTCCAGGAGGCGATTGACGCCGGCCGCATCTCCGAGAAGTGGATGGAGGACCGCAGGCGGCAGTGGGGCGAGACATCGGCCCTGTTCCAGAACCGTGTGCTGGGCGAGTTCCATGCCGGCGAGGAGGACTCGGTCATCCCGCTGTCCTGGGCCGAGGCGGCTGCGGAGCGCTGGCACGAGTGGAACGAGGCCGGTCGGGCGGATCCCGGCAAGCCGCACACCATGGGTGTGGACGTGGCGCGCTCCGGTTCGGACAAGACGGTGTTCGCCATCCGTTGGGGCCACGTGGTCACCGAGCTGCGTACGTACTCGCACGCGGACACGATGACCACTTCGGGCCGCGCTATGGCCGTGCTGGACGCGGACCCGGCGATGACGGCGATCGTGGACGTGATCGGCGTGGGCGCCGGCGTCTACGACCGGCTGCGCGAGCAGGGCGCCAAGGTGCAGGCGTTCAACGCGTCGGCCAAGTCCAATCGCAAGGACAGCACCGGCGAACTGGGGTTCATCAACACCCGGGCCGCCGCGTGGCAGAATCTGCGTGAGATGCTGGACCCGTCGGCCGGTGCGGAGTTGTGCCTGCCCGACGACGATGAACTGATGGGCGATCTGACGGCCCCGAAGATGATGGAGCCGATGTCCGGCGGGAAGCTCAAGCTGGAGTCCAAGGACGACATCAAGGAGCGCATCGGCCGGTCTACGGACCGCGGGGACGCCGTGGTCCAGGCGTGCTTCACCGAGCGGGGCACCTGGTTGGACGCCTACGGCATCGTCACCTGCCAGGCGTGTGGGCACAAGTTCCCCGGATCGCCGAACGGCGTGCGCCGGGAGAAGTGCCCGAAGTGCTCGGCCACGATCGAGGAGGAGTGACGTGGAGGACATCCGCGAGGAGCTGACCGATGAAGAGATCATCGAGGCCCGGAGGATATTCAAGGGAGAAGAGCCGGGCAAGAGCGGTTGCTGGCACTGTGGCGGCCTGCACGAGCTGGTGGCCGGACTGCCGATGCAGCGCCAGCCGTGCCCGCGGGTCAAGCGCGCGCTGTGGCACCCGGATGGAACGTTGCTCGAGGTGGAGTACTGGGAGCGCGATTCCTGGGAGGATGAGGACACCGTCTACCCCAGCGAGGTGTTCGGCGTGGCGCTGGAAGGCGACGCCGAGATCGAGGCGTAGTCGCTGATCGATACCGTCGGTAGTATGGTCGCTGGGATTCATACGGTGACGGAAGGGTGCCTATGGCGCGGCGCGGTTCGGTGGTCGCAAGCAGCAGCGCCATTCCTGGCGGGGTGAATCGCCAGACGCTGCCCCCGGCGACTCCCAACGGCGCCGTCGGCGAGGGTATGGCGGGAATGCCGGGCAACGGGCGCCTGGTCAATCCGGTGGGCGGCTGGGGAAGTGCGTACGGGACGATCGGCCTGGTGCGTCCGAGTCAGGACTTCACCAACGGCGCGTTCGGGCCGCTCACCCCGATCCTGTCCGTCCCGGTGGACGAGGCCGACGAGTTCGGCCGCGTACCGGTACGGCGCGAGCAGTACCGCGTGGGCTGGAACCTTCCTACAGGCCAGCCCGGCGACGAGGGTCTGAAGCTCGCCACCTTTGATCAGCTGCGCACCCTGGCCGACCTCTACTCGGTGGCCCGCGCCTGCATCCAGTTCATCAAGGCGCAGATCGCCTCGCTCGAGTGGGACATCACCCCGACTCCGGACGCGGCGAAGGCGATGGCCGGAAGCGCGGCGGCGCAGAAGGACTTCGGCGAGCGCCGCGGCGCGGCCATCAAGTTCTTCAAGCGCCCGGACCCGGACTACGACAACTGGTCGTCGTGGATGTCCGCGGTCATGGAAGAGATCCTGGTCTACGACGCCCTGTCCGTCGTGATCCGGCGCAAGTGGGGCGCTGGAACACGGCGCATGCGCGGACGCGGGCTGCTCGGGTCTGACCTGGACTCCCTCGAGCTGGTGAGCGGGCCGACGATCCGGCCGCTCTACAACATGCACGGATCTAAGCCGCGCCCGCCGGCTGTGGCCTACCAGCAGTACTTGTACGGCGTGCCGCGCGTGGATCTGATGACGACGGTCACCGAGCGCGACATCGAGCGTATGAAGGAAGAGGCAACGA